CCTGCAGGCCGAGGTCGACGACCTGGGCAAGCAGAAGAAGGCCCTGGCCGATGAAGTCGCGGCCCTGGAAAAGGCCAAGGCCGCGGCGGCTAAGAAGTGATCGGCGCCGAGGATCTCGGCGACTTCTTCGACCCCGACGAGTTCGGTACCACCGTGCAGCTGCTCGAGCCTGGGCAGCCTGCGCGCACCGTGCGCGCCCTCGAGGGGGCGCCGGACGGATCCGGCCGGCTGTATCGGTCGGGCGTGGATCCGAACGCCTCGAGCCTGCGCGTCAGGCCCGACCAGGTGAAGCTGCAGCTGGCCCGGGCTGACGCCCCGGCCGACTGGAAGCTGACCAAGGCGGTGCTCGCTGGGTCGGATTACTCGATCGCCAACGTGGAACCGCTGGGCCGGCTGCGCGTGCTGCTGACCCTGATCCCCTACGGTGACCGCTCGGCTCCGGCCGGGGAGCGTGGAAAGTGGCAGGCTTCCAACTGAATTTCGAGGTGGACGGCTGGGGCGACGTGGAACGCGCCCTGGCCGACGCCCCGCGCAAGCTGGACGTTGCCGCCGCCCGCGCCCTGCGCAAGACGGCGCAGTGGCTGCGCACGCATAGCTCGAGGGAGATCGCCCGCGAGCTCGGCATCACGCAAAGCCCGATCCGGCACCGCTACAACATCTACAGCCAGTCGACGGCCCGCGAGGTGAAGCTCTGGGTCGGCCTGCAGCCGATCGGCGTCCACTACCTGGGCACGCCCCGGCAGACCCGCACGGGCGTGAAGGTCGGCCACCGGGAGTACGACGCGGCATTCATCTCGCCGATGAAGTCCACCCAGCGCCTGGTCTTTCGTCGCAAGGGCCGCGAGCGGCTGCCGATCGAGAAGGTGACCGAGGACTGGGAAGGCCCGGCAGTCAGCGCCCTGGAGCGCTGGGAGCGCCGCGCCCTGGAGCGCTTCATGGAGCTGTTCGAGCAGGAGGCGCGCTATGTCCTACAGACCGCTTAACCAGGTCTCCGACCTGTTCTTCGCCATCGGCGACGCCATCCACGCCGCGGGCCTGGGCGTTGACGTGTGCAACTACGACGAATGGGACGGCAAGGTGCGCCATGCCTCGGTGCTGATCGAGCTCGAGCGCACCACCCCGGCCGTCAGGCAAAACGACGGGCGCTACACGCACGCCGTCACCGTCACCCTGCACGCCGTTGTCGGCAGGTGGCGCAAGCATTCGGCGCTCGAGGCGGTCAACCTGGCCACCTGCCTGGAGCGCCTGGCCGATCGCAACCGCTGGGGCTTCCACGGTCGCAACTGCGAGCAGCCCTGCGAGATGCGCAGCGGCCCCTCGATGTTCCAGCGCGGCGCCGACGGCTACGACGCCTGGGGCGCCACTTTCCAGCAGGTGGTGACGCCCGGCGAGCCGCCGGCCGAGATCCGGCTCAACGCCGCCCCCTTGGTTGCCTTTAGCTGGCAGGTCGACGACCTGGACAACCCGGAGAACTACCAGCAGCTGGAGACCTGACCCATGTTCGACGCCTACCTGCGCCTGCAGCTGGGGCCGCTGATCGAGCGCCTGGCGGCGCTCGAGGTCGAGCTCGAGGATCTGCGGCGCCGCGCCGAGGGTCACAACCGCATCGGCACGGTGGTCGCTGTGGATCCTGGGAAAGTGCTCTGCCAAGTCAGCCATGGCGAGCTGCGCTCGCCCTGGATCAAGTACGCCAGCCTCGCGGCCGGCGGCATCAACGAGACCCGGCACCCGTCGGTGGGCGAGCAGTGCCTGCTGCTGAACTACGGCGGCGGCGACGGTAGCGCCCAGGCGGTGGCCCTCCTGGGGCTGCCCTCGGCGCAGTTCCCGCCGGTATCCGACCGCGCCGAGCTGCACCGCCGCACCTACCCGGACGGCACCGAAAGCAGCTACGACCATGAGGCCCATGCCCTGGAGTGGAAGAACGGCCCGACCACGGTCAAGGCCGACCAGGCCGGCATCGAACTGCTGAGCAACGGCAGCGGCGTGCGTATCGACGCCGAGGGCGTCCACCTGGTCGGGCCGCTGGTCGATCACGCCGGCAAGAACATCGGCAAGGATCACAAGCACCTGAACTCGGGCGGCCCGAGCATCGGTGGAGAGCCTGCATGATCGGAATAGACCGCGACACCGGGGCCACCGTCGACGACTGGCCCCAATTCGTGCAGCGCGCCACCCGCGCGCTGACGACCCCGCTCGGCACGCGGCAGAAGCGGCCCCTGTACGGCTGCCGCCTGCCGACGCGGCTCGGCCGCAACCTGGGCGACCAGCTGCTGATCCTGGCCCAGGCCGACGCCGTCGACGCCTTCTACAACGAGGCCAACGGTATCGGCGACTTCAAGCCCGACGTGGTGGTGGCCACCCGTGAGGGAGCCGGCCTGCGCCTGCGCCTGGCGGGCACCTGGTACAACCGCAAGATGACGTTCGAGGTGGTCACGTGAGCATGCTTATTCCGGGGCTCAACCAGCTGGCCGAGCCCGAGATCGTCAAGGTCGAGCAGTTCGAGGCCCAGCTGGCCGAGTTCAAGGCCGAGGTGGTGGCCTACGTGGCTGCCCGCGACGCCGAGAAGGCCGCCCGCCTCGAGGAGGCCCTGGCCAACGACAGCGAGCTGCTGGCGATGATGCTGCAGGCCTTCACCCTGCGCCTGCAGGGCCATACGCGCAAATACAACGCCCGCATCAAGCAGATGCTGGCCTGGTGGGCCGAGGGCTCGAACCTGGACGCCCGCCTGGCCGACATGGGCCTGGAGCGGCGCACCATCAGCGAGGGCGACCCGAACGCCTTCCCGCCGATCCCGGCCGAGGTCGAGGCCGACGCCGACGCGCGGATCCGCTACTACCTGGCCCCGCATGCGCCGGCCGCCGGCTCGCGCCTTCAGTACCGGCGCGAGGCCATGACCCTCGGCGAGCGCGCCGCGGTCAGCGTGGAATCGCCCGAGGCGGGCAAGGTGGTGGTGACGTACACCTTCGCCGCCGACGCCAACGCGGCCAAGGTGAAGGACGCCAACGGCCGGCAGACCGCCCTCGGCGAGGTGGCGGTCACGCTGCTGTCGCGGGAGGGTGACGGCACGCCGAGCGCGGGCCTGCTGGCTGCCGCCCGGGCACACTTCGCCCGCGACGACGTGCGCCCGGAAACTGACAAGGTAACCGTGCAGGCGCCCGAGATCCTGCCGTATCAAATCCGCGCGGTGGTCTACATCAACACCGGCCCAGACACCCAGTTGACCCAGGCGAACGCCGAGCAGGCGCTGGCAAGCTATGCCGCCGAGCGCCACCGCCTCGGCGGCTACGTCGACCCGAGCCGGATCGACTACGTGCTGCACGCTGCAGGCGCCGAGCGCCTGCAGCTGCTCGAGCCGCTCGCGCCCATCGAGTGCGCGGCCAATCAGGCACCCTACTGCACGGCGATTGACGTTGAGGTGCGCACGCTATGAGCGAGGAAAACGCCCCGCTGGTGAGCCTGCTGCCGGCCAATCGTTCGGCGCTCGAGGAGGGGCTCGACCTGGCGTTCGCGCAGCTGCTCGAGCGCATCGAGCCACCATTCCCCGAGCTGATGGATCCGGCCACCACCCCGGCCGAGTTCCTGCCGTACCTGGCCGCGGATCGCGGCGTGGGCGACTGGGATCCCTCGGCCCCGGAGAGCGAGCTGCGCCTGACTACGGCGCTGGCCTGGGCGATCAAGCGCCAGGCCGGCACGCGCCGCGCCCTGGTGCATGCGGTCGAGTCCATGGAGCTCGAGGCGCTGGTTACCAGCTGGCACGAAACGCCGGCCGGCGTGCCGTACACCTTCACCGTCGAGGCCACGGTCGGGCGGCCCTGGCTACCGGGCGACTTCCCGCGGCTGTGGCGTCGGCTGAACGATGCCAAGAGCGAGCGCGACAACCTCGACCTGATCCTGGTGCATGAGACCAGCGGCGGCCTGCGCGCTGCCGCTGCGGCCGGCACGCCGCTGGCCATTGGAGACCTGGATCTTGCCGGCGCACTGCCTGACCTGGATCTGCGCGGCGAGCTTGGCGGCTCTGGCGCGGCGCAGCACTACACCATCAACGACTACGACCTCGAGGCGCAGACATGACAGACCTCACCCGCCTGGTGCGATTTACCGCCGCCGGCCTGGCCGAACTGGTGCAGGCCAAAAACCAGGGATTGAAGGGGGCGATCACCCACATCGCCGCCGGCACCTCGCGATACACCCCGACCGGCGCCGAGACGGCGCTCAAGAGCGAGCGGCAGCGCGTGACCATTGCCGAGTATGAAGACCTGGGAAGCGGCGAGATCCGCGTCGCGGGTGCGTTCAAGGGCGCCCTTGAGTATGAGGTCGGCGAGTTCGGCTTCTTCCTCGAGAGCGGCACGCTGCTGGCGGTTTACTCGGTAGCCGGCCAGCTGCTGACCTACAAGGCGGCCACCGCCACCCTGGTGCAGAAGTTCACCCTGGATATTTCCGCGCTGCCGAGCAACAGCGTGACCGTCAACGTGGGCAGCGAGAACCTCAACATCCTGATGACCGAGGAGCTGGCCACGGTCGCGACGGCCAACATCGACAACATGGCCCGCCACGTCGGCCTGCTGTTCCGCGTCATGGAGCTGGAGGCGAGCGCATGAACGGGCCGACCCTGGAGCTGATCGAGGGCACTACCTTTGGCTTCGAGGTGACCTGGTCGGATAGCACGGGCGCGCCGATCGACGTCACTGGCTGCGCCGCCCGCTTCGTGATCTGCCCCGCGGATAGCACCCGCCCGCTGGTGGCGTGCAGCACCGAAGATGGCGGCATCGCCCTGGGCGGCATCGCTGGCACCGTGGCGGTGAGCCTGGCCCCGGCCAAGACCGCCGGGACGCACAACAAGCAGTGGCAGGGTGCGCGCTATGAGCTGCGGGTCGAGTACCCCAGCGGCGACGTCTACAGCCTACTGCGCGGCACTGTGGCGCTGTCGCCGGGGCTGCTATGAGCGGCACCGTGCAGCGGGTCGTGGTGACTCATGGCGTCGAGCGAGTGGTCACCGTGCGCCAGGCCGGCCGGGTGCTGGAGGTTCGCCAGCTGCTCTCGCCGCGCGTGACCGTGGTCAGTGCTGGCGTGCAGGGGCCGGTCGGTGCCCTGGCCGAGAACGTGCTGCAGCGCACCCTGCAGGCCGAGGCGGACGCCCGCCAGGCCCTGGCCCTGGCCAGCGATGCCAACGCCACTCTGGGCGCCCTGCTCGAGGATCTGCAGGGCGCTTTCGATTACCACGCGGGGGCTATCTCCGCACAAGGGGGCTAGATGAGCCTGCTAACCCAGCTCGAGACGCTGCTCGCCTCGGTCAACTCCCTGATGGGGGTGATCGACGGCAAGCTGCGCAACAAGGCCAACAAGGCCGACACCTACACCAAGACGGATCTGGCCGACCCGCTGCTGACCATCGGCGCCAATGCGGCGACGGCCTCGCGGCTCAAGGTCGCGCGGCTGCTGACCCTGGCCGGCGAGGCGACCGGCGAGGTCGGGTTCGACGGATCCGGCAACGTCACCCTGATGGTGACCGTGCCCGGGCTGCTGGATAAGGCGGACAAGGTCGACAGCGTGACGCCCGCGCAGATGGAGGCGCGCTTCGAGGAGCTGATCGGCGCCGCGCCCGAGGCACTCAACCAGCTGAAAGAGTTCGCCGATGCCCTGGGCAACGACCCGAACTTCGCGGCCACCATGCTGGCCGCGCTGGACGCCAAGGCCGACAAGGCGACGACCTACACAATCACCCAGGCCGACGGCAAGTTCCTGCTCAAGACGGGCAAGGCGGCCGATTCGTCCCTGCTGGGCGGCAACGCCCCGGCCTACTACGCCTCGGCGGTCAGCGTTTCAACGCTCGAGGCCAGTGTCGCCGATGGGTTCCAGCGACTCGCTGCGGCATTTGATGCCGGTGCGACTCAGATCAACGCAACGGGAGTTTAAAACGTGAGCCTAGAGACTCAGATCGCCGGTTTGGTAGCGGCGGCTAATAACCTGACGACCGCCGTCAATGGAAAAATCGGTGCCATCGACGCGCGGATGGATGCGGCCGAGGCGGAGTTTGAACTTTGGCGAAATGAAAAAGACCTAGAAGGCGATCCCGGTCTCGACGGTACGATCC